GCTGTAACGTATGGAAAACTAATACACCAATAGTTAATCAATTGTAATTGCTATATAAATATATATGCACAGAGATATTTTATGTGTGGGAAAATGTGGTGATATGTGGAGATTGTTGTCTACACCACTAAATTTAACACATAAATAAATACAAATTTGCATGTAAATATGCACGGTTTGTACAGTAATAGGAATAGTAACAGGATTATGCGTAGTAACTATGCTTGGTTACAATCAGCACAACCCTGTTATCACAGGGTGGGTACAGCTTATACAGCTGTTGCCCAGAAGAGGCCAGTGTCTTCTCCAGTTTCTCTGTTTACAACAGGGTTACTGGATAAGGCAAAGCCTGGCATCTCATCACCTACATTCAACTTTGCTTGCAAAGCCTGAATTGTAGGGTGATCGGCTCTCATCACTTTGCCCGTTTTAGGGTCAAGAAGTGATAGCACGCCAAATGTTATATTGGCCTGTGCTTGAGTAGCCACACTCATGCCAGCAAGCTTGCCTTGTCTTTGCGTGAGTGGTGCATCAGAAACGATGATGGTGGCTGTGCCAGTTTCAGCATTGATTCTGATTCTACGGAAATAAACTGAATTTTTCATAAAATTAAAAATTTAATAAGTTAAACAATACGGGGTACACGTACTCCGGAATGTAGCCCGGGAGCAGTATAGTAGGACCCAACAAGAATGCAAAACACACAATATTTTTTTGGGGGAAAATTTTTTGTAAATAAGGCGGGCTAGGAAAATAGGAAAAGAATGTGTTTATTTGTATCTTAGTATAAAGGGATAGTTATGGAAGATGATTTTGAAGATGAGTATAAGGATGAGTTGGAGAACTTGTCTAGGGAGATTATAGGTATGTTGGCTGATGATATATTGGATGAGGCTTATTATAATTCTTATCTTGTTATTACGGAGAGGATGACATTCCAGGAGTTGGTTGATGATGATGGTAAGACCCTGATTGTTGCACATGACCCGGAGAAGGATATTGAGAAGGATCTTCTTATTAGTATGATTAGGCATTATAGTAGCCCGGATAAGGAGGAATATGAAAAATGCGGGGAGCTGCTAAAAAGACTCCATCTTCTCTACCCAGAAACAGAGGGCAAACAAATCATCTGATCTACCCAGATGAAACCGTGCCCAATATCATGATTTTTCGTATCATGATAAACAGCTTTTAAAGTCGTAGTATAAATTGGTGTGAAAAAAAACCAATTAAACATAATTTATTTAAACATTATTTATATATTTGTTATATTAATAATTTTTAAAAATCAATAATTATGGGTAAAGTAAAAAAATTGTCTAGACCTAAGACGCAAGAAGAAGCTCCAGAAATGCCGGAAATGTCAAGAGAAGAGATTGCGGCACGTAAGGCTGAGATGTCTGCTTTTTACACAGAGAATCTTGAACATTTAAAAATCCAATTGGAATATGAAGAGCATCTAACAAAAATTGAAAAGACAAGAGCTGAAAGATTACAAGCTCAAATGTTTATGATGCAGGCTTATGCAGCTCAAGAAGGTTCAGAGCCAGGAGAAATGAACAAAGAAGCTGCAATGGAATTTGAAAAAGCTAAAGCAGAAGCATGAGATTAATTAAGGAAGGATCCACAGGCTATGAAGTGTCAAAACTCCAATCAATACTGAATTTAAAACCAGATGGAATATTTGGACCAATGACCAAACAAATGGTTATTAAATTCCAACTATCCAAAAACTTAAAACCAGACGGTATTGTTGGAGAACAGACATGGTCACTTTTATTAATGAACAAAGGTGAGTTTATGAAAGACATAGATCAAGATACAGATATTAAATCACAGTATATTCATACAGACTTTGACCAGGTAATCCATAAATATTACTTGGATAAAGGTCAATATTTAGCAGTTAACCCAGCTAGAAAAAATGAGTATCTTTTTCTACATCACACAGCAGGTGGATCTAATCCTTATAATTGTATTGATTATTGGAATAGAGATGACCGGGGGCGTATAGCCACTGAATTTGTCCTGGGGGGACAAGATTATATAACAGGAGATGACACATATGATGGTGTTATGCTACAAGCTTTTCCTGAAGGTGGATATGGTTGGCATTTGGGTAAGACTGGTTCTGGGTATATGAACCAACATTCTGTAGGTTTAGAAATATGCTCTATTGGCTATTTAGATGGACAGTATAGAAGCTACGTAAACAAAAAAGCAAAAGATGATCAGGTTATTAGCCTTACCCAGTTATTTAGAAATAGACAACATTGGCACAAATATTCTGATAAACAAATAGAAGAAACAGCAAAATTAATTAAATATGTTGCTGATAGAGACAACATAGACGTAAGAGCTGGATTGCAGAAATGGATAAAAGATCAAGGGCCAATTAAGGCATTTGGTTTTCAGGAAGATGCTTACTATGGAAAGGTGAAAGGTTTGCTTTCTCATACCAATGTAAGAAAAGATAAGACAGATGTCTACCCGGATCCAAGACTTATTGAAGTAATAATAAATCTATAAAATGGCTATTGTAAAAAAAGTAAACCAAAAATTAAAGGTGGATATTTCACAAACAATTAAGTATCAAATACTTACATATTGTTTTTTTAAGGATATTCACATTAATGAATCTGATTTAAAATTATTAGCTGAATTAGCAGTTAATAAAAAGATAAAGCTTTCTAAATTTTGTAAAGTTGTCACTGATAAAAACATATTTAAAAGTGAACAATCTGCCCGAAATGCAATAAATAAGGCAGAAAAGAAAAATTTATTAGTTAAGGATGGTGTAGATAAAAAGGTAATTTATATAAATCAAGATATGAATGTGCAGCCTGAAGGTATTGTATTGTTAGATATTAAAATATTAGGTAGTGAATCCCAAGAAACACAGTGAATTTAAAGAAGATATTGCTTCTGAATTGGGATTACACAATAATGTAGTTAATGATTTTATATCATATTACTACTCTCAATTGAGAAAAGAATTATCTAACTTAACAGCTTCACATATTTATGTTCAAGGTTTAGGTACATTTTCCTTAAAAATGAATAAATTAAAAAAATCAATATCAAAAAACAAAAGCATACTTGGTAATTTGAAAAAAACAACATACAAGGGTATGGAAAAAACCCATGCTGTAAACATTAAATTACAAAAACAAGAGAAAGCTTATCAAAGAATGTTGGAAGAGATTGAAGAAAAAAACAAATTTAAACAAGAAAAAAATGAACATTAGAAAAGTAATTGAAGCTTTTAGGAACTATGATAAAATAGGTCATGGTATCTATAGATTTGTATTTACCAAAGAAGAAGTGGAAGCAGTTGCAAAGGAAAGAATGGATATTTGCAATGATTGTGAGTTACTTGACACTGAAGGTGACAATTGTTTAGTACCTGGCACACAACCTTGTTGTAGTGATTGCGGGTGTAGTTTAAAATTTAAAATAAGATCCTTATCTTCAGCATGTCCTAAAGGTAAATGGGAAGCTATATTAACAGAAGAGGAAGAAGAAGTAATAAGAATAGAAACAGATGAAGAAGAATAAAACAGACTATATAATATTTGAAAACTATATATACCCAAAAATTTTAAAGTATATAAAAAAATACCCTAATGATGAAGAGTTAGGTTTTCATATTAGAAAACTTTTAACAGAAAAAATTAATAATAATTTTCCGGGTATACAAAACTTATAATTATGGCATTAATATTTAAAGAAGAAGGTCACATATACGAAAGTATAGATGAAGACAAGTTAAAATGGACAAGTGTAACATCTTTTGTTGGTATGTTTAAACCTAAGTTTGATGCAAAAGCTCAAGCTAAGAAATCAGCAAAAAACAAAAAATCTAAATGGTATGGAATGACCGTTAAAGAGATTTTAGAAGCTTGGGAAAATGAGACAGAAAGAGCTATTAAACTGGGAAACTTTTACCACAACCAAAGAGAAAGTGACTTATTAAATTTTAAAACTATAGAAAGAGAGGGTGTAAAAGTTCCAATTATAAAACCTTTGTTTGATGAGGAGACTGGGGCAAAGATTGCACCAAACCAAAAGCTTGAAGAAGGTGTATACCCTGAACATTTTGTATATTTAAAGTCATCTGCACTGTGTGGTCAAGCTGATTTAGTAGAAGTTGTAAATGGTCATGTGAATATCACTGATTATAAAACAAATAAGGAGATAAAAACTAAAGGATTTAAGAATTGGGAGGGTATTACAGCTAAAATGTATAACCCATTATCACACTTAGATGATTGTAATTTTAACCATTATAGCCTGCAAATGAGCATTTATATGTATATTATATTAAAGCACAACCCTAAATTAAAGCCAGGAAAGCTTGTATTACAGCATGTTAAGTTTAAACAAGTAGGAGAAGATAAAAATGGTTATCCTATTAATGAACATGTAAATGGAGAACCTGTACTAGATAAAGTAATTAGATATGAAGTTCCATATTTAAAGGATGAAGTTATATCTTTGATTAATTGGTTAAAGCTAAAAAATTAATATTATGGCAAAGGCATTTACAAACGTTACACTTTGTAATATTATAGAAACTTCTATACCTACAACTACAGGTGTTAGATTAGAGATTGAAATAGATATTGTACCTAATGATTCTGTTTTAGATTTAGAAGCTGTAACTTCATTTGGCGTATATTATAATAAACAAATTAATTCATTTGAAGTTAATATATTGCAAGTCAATACATTAGGTGGTATAGTATATATTAAAGAAGATCCTGAAACATTTGCTCTTGCATTAAAAGCCTTAAATCCATAAACATGATAGTAAAATTATTTGACATACAAAATGGTGAGTTAATTCCAACAGAACATTGTTATGCACTAGGGTTTTTAAAAGTTTTAATGACTGAGTATCCAGATACTTATATGCAAATTTATAAGTATTTGTTTTATATGACTTGTCCAAATCCTGAGTTAAACCCATTCTTTCATTTACCAGAAAATGATAAAGAAGAAATTATTATTGAAGAGGTGGGTTTAGAAGAATCTTTAGAAGATGATAAAATTGTATTTGCCTTACAAAGATGTGAAGCTTTATATCAAACGCCTACACATAGGGCTTATTTAGGAATTAAGAAAGCTTTAGATAATATGGCTACTTATATGGCCAATACACCTATTACAGACGGTAGAGACGGTAATATAAGCCAAATAAGAGCTGTAGCTAAAGACTTTGATTCTATCAGACAATCATTTAAAGGAGCTTACAAGGATCTTCAGGATGAGCAGCAAACATCTGTTAGAGGAGGTCAAGGATTAGCTTATGATCAAATGTAATTATAAAACCAATATTTATGCTAGAACAAAAAGAACCAGATTATTATCAAGGAAAATATCATGGGTATAGTGCAAGAAAAGTAACAGAAGATTTTGAATTGTCTTATAATGTAGGCACAGCTGTTACCTATTTACTTAGAGCACAAAGAAAACATGAAAGTCCTGTAGAGGATATTCAAAAAGCAATTAATCATTTAACTTTTGAATTAGAAAGATTTAAACTAAAACCAATAAAATGAAGAAATCACGTATAATAAAAGCATTGTATGCTAAAGCAGTGGCAGATAAAGAAAAAGCATTAATGGCTTTAGATCTATTAGAAAATCAAGCGGTTGGTATTGGAGATCATACAGCAAATGATTTTTTTAATGATGCTGAAGAAGCATTACAGCTATTAATAGATGCTAATGATAAGATGGAAACGCTACAAGCATTTTTTGAAATTAAATAATAAAACCATGAAAGTAATTCCAGTAGGCAAAAAGATATTAATTAAGCCACTACAACCAGAAAAGTATTTTAAAGGAACAAGTATTTTAATTCCTGAAAGCCAACAAAAGAAAGTATCAAAAGGTATTGTTGTTGGTGTAGGAGATGCAGTAGCTCAAATTAAACTTAATGATCTTATTCAATACAGTGATAGTGCGTCTACAGTGCCAATGAGTCATAATGATGAAGAACATTTATTGATTAATGAGGGTGATATATTTGCAATCTTAGTAAATGAATAGAGTAATACCAACATATGAAAATGGAATATGGTCAGAATCCTCATTTGAATCAGATGAGGATTTTGCTGTATTTATTAAAAGCTTATTTAAAGAACCTGGTTTATATGAGTTTGATGAAACATCATTATTATTTAATGAACAAGCTAGAACATTTAATGAGAAAGGTATTTACTGTGATAAACCGTTTAGATCTAAAGACTTTATTAACTATTGGGAAGATCAAAAAAATAAATGTAGAAACGGAGTAATCTTTAAAAACAAAGGTAGAGTATGGTATTTAACTAGAGATTACTATATGTGGTTAAACTTTTTACCAATCTTTGATAAAGAAGAAAAGAAATATGGCTTTGCTAAAGTAAGAGATGCTCAATATCATATGGCATTGTATGAGCTATTAGCAGAGTTAAATAACAAGCATGCAGCTATATTTAAGAAAAGACAGATTGCATCTTCTTATTTCCATATGGGAAAGATTATTAATACCTATTGGTTTGAGGAAGGATCTGTTTGTAAAATAGGTGCATCCTTAAAAGATTATATTAATGATAAAGGTTCTTGGAAATTTTTAGATGAGTATAAAGATTTCTTAAATGAACATACAGCTTGGTATAGACCAAGTAACCCAGAAAAGGTTTTGTTATGGCAGCAACAGATTGAAGTTAGGGTAGGTAATAAGAAAACTAAAAAAGGTTTAAAATCTAAAATACAGGGGGCATCTTTTGAAAAGAATGCAACTACGGGTGTAGGTGGACCAACAACTTATTTCTTTCATGAAGAGGCGGGTATTGCACCTAAGATGATGGAAACATATGAATACTTACGTCCTGCAATGTCATCAGGTATGTTGACTACGGGGATGTTTATTGCTGCAGGATCTGTGGGGGATTTGGACCAATGTAATCCATTAAAGGAAATGGTTTTAAATCCTACTGTAAATGATATATATGCTGTAGAAAGTAACCTTATAGATAAAGAGGGTACAATAGGTTTATCAGGTTTATTTATTCCAGAGCAATGGTCTATGCCACCTTACATAGATGAATACGGTAATTCAAAGGTAGAAGAAGCTTTAGCTGCTATATTTAAAGAAAGAGAGAAGTGGAAGATTGAACTAACACCAGAACAATACCAATTAAGAATTTCTCAAAAACCTACTAATATTGCTGAAGGCTTTGCTTACAGAAAAGAATCTATTTTTCCTCAAGGTATTATATCTAGACAATTAAAAAGAATAGAAGAAAAAGAATATTCTTTTGAACACATTGAATTAGATAGAACAGAAAAAGGTATTGTAGCAAAGAGGTCTAATAAACTACCAATTAGTCAATTTCCTGTAAATAAAAAACAGGTGGATAAAACTGGATGTTTAGTTGTGTGGGAAAGACCTACTAAAAATCCAGAGTTTGGTACGTACTATGCATCTATTGACCCCGTATCAGAAGGTAAAACAACTACATCAGATTCATTATGTAGTATTTTTGTTTATAAGAATCCTGTAGAAGTTACAAGAGAAACCTCTAATGGGTTAGAACATTTTATAGAAAAAGATAAAATTGTAGCATCTTGGTGTGGTAGATATGATGATATTAACAAGACCCATGAGCAATTAGAAAAAATAATTGAATGGTACAATGCTTGGACTATTGTTGAGAATAACATATCATTATTTATTCAACACATGATATCCAGAAAAAAACAAAAGTATTTAGTACCTAAACAACAAATTCTTTTCTTAAAAGATCTAGGATCAAATAGAACTGTGTACCAAGAATATGGTTGGAAAAATACAGGTACATTATTTAAACAACATCTTATATCTTATGCAATAGAGTTCTTAAGAGAAAATATTGATGAAGAGTTAGATGATAATGGTGAGGTTATTTCACAAACATTTGGTGTAGAGAGAATACCAGATCCTATGTTACTAAAAGAAATGCTTGCTTACTATCCAGGATTAAACGTGGATAGGTTGGTAGCATTCTCAGCATTAATAGGATTTGCTAAAATTCAACAGTCAAATAGGGGATATAGCAAAAGAAAAGAATCTGATATAAACAAACCTTTGGATAATTCTCAAAATTTGTTTAAATTAAAGTATAGTCCGTTTAGTAATATAGGACGTAGTAAAAGTGTATTAGGAAGAAAAACTAAGAGATCTGGTTTTAAAAACTTTAGATAGTTATGAGTTATTATCAAACATCTACATTAAATTGTTTTTTTGAATATACTTATATAAGTGAGAAAAAATATAAATATAATTATACTATAACATTAGTTAAATGAGAGTATTAAATGCAATGCAATTAAAAAGTGGGGCTAAAGGAAAAGGTTACCCTACTACATCAAGTCTTACGCAACCTATTCAATTTCTTCCTGCAAAGGCAAAAGATGATGATTGGCGGGCATGGAATATGGATTGGTTAGAACTTCAAGGTTTGGAGTTTTTAAGATTAAACTCCAGAAGATTATTAAAGAATTATAAATTAGCTAAGGGTATAATTGATAAAACAGATTATATTGTTGAGGAAGACAATGATTATAAAGACTTAATGGATGTTTTAATTAAAGAAGATAATTCTGCTCTTGAGTTAAAATTTTATCCAATTATTCCTAATGTAATTAATGTTTTATCCGGGGAGTTTTCAAAGAGATATTCTAAAGTACAGTTTAGAGCTGTTGATGATTTATCTTATAATGAAATGCTGGAAGCAAAAAGAATGCAAGTAGAGGAAAATTTACTTGCAGATGCTCAATCAAAGCTATTGGCTAGAATGATTGAGATGGGGATGGATATGCAATCAGAGGAAGCTCAACAAATGATGTCACCTGAAAACATTAAGTCATTACCTGAAATAGAAG